GGCTATGCCCTATTGGTACAAGAACCAATTACAGGTCTTATGGGGAAATTTTATATCGAGAGTGATACCCATACTTTTGAAAATGGTATGGCAACAATGGAGTTAACATTGGCTTTTGAAAACATGATGGACGAAAAAGAAATAGAAAAAACAAAGGAACAGGAGGATGAGAATGGCTGATAAATGGGCAGTTGATATTGTTGAAGCATTAGGTAAGAAAAGCAATCCGAAGTATAATGACAGTGGGAAAAATTGCGAATTAATGATAGGCAAAGTTGTTTCAGCCAATCCATTTTCCCTTGAAATAAATGGACAAATCATAAAAAAATATCTCTATATTAATCCGGCTTTTACTCTTTTGGCAAGTAATGATGATGATAAAATATCTGAAGCTTTTTCGGATTCCTTAAAGCTAAACGG